CAAGGCGCTGAATTAGATGTACTAAAAGGATCTAAAGAAGCCTTAAAAAATTGTAAAGATTTAATATTAGAATTGCAAATAGTGGAATATAACAAAGGTGCACCACTAAGAGATGAAGTAATTAAGTATGTTGAGAATTTAGGTTTTAAATTAATTTCAGGACCTTTTTGTGATAATGGCCCAGACGGAGATTATCATTTTTCAAAAAACAATATTGAAATAAAAATACCTACAAATAAATTTTTTGATTAAGAAGTATAAGCAGAAACTACGCCAGGATAAACAGTAATAATACCTTCCACCACACGAGTTACTGTACTATCGAGATTATTAGTTATCTCTACATCATATACCCAACGGCCATCTTCTAATAGAGCTGTTGTAGCTGGGTCTAATTTTATAGTTACAATTCCATCAGCTTCATAAACCGTAATATCAAAATATACTCTTTCATAATTATTAGAATATCCTTTGGACATTTTTCCTTGAGCCGTGTGATTAGCTAAATTAAAAGTTGTACCATCACTATTTTGAACTGTAACATCACTTGAAAAAGATGCTCCAGCATCAAGATATAAATTTGCAATGTATGCCATTTTTTATTCTTTTATTTCTTCTTTTGGTTCTTCTAATTTTTTTAATTCTTCATTAATTTTAGCATTATAATAGTTTGTAAGAACGTCAATCTTTTCAAGTTCCATAACTATATTAATTCTATTGCCTTGTATTTGTTGTCTTGCTATGATGTAATTTTTTAATATTTCATCAAAAGTAGTTTCGTCATATTCAGTACCATTAATTGTAATTGCCATTGTAAATCACTCCTTTAATTAATTTTATTAATACTATTTATACTATATAAATATTACTATATAACAAAAAATGATAATTATGGAACCATTATTACACCTAAATTATGAACTTGATAAAAGTCTAATTTTAAAAGAATCAGAAGAAGCTAAAAAAGAGAGAAGGTTTTATACTGATACTCGTTATCCTAAAAGATTATACATAGAATGGTTATTAAGTTTATACAAAGGTAAGTATATGTATAAAGTTATGAAAGATTTTGAAGTTAAAGGACAACCTAAATTTTACTGGCTTAAACCTAATTACACTTTACCCACACACGTTGATAATGGAACAACCTGTTCATTAAATTTTTTATTAAGTGAAGATAATACTGCCATAACAATAAATGGGAAAGAATATTTTTATAAAAATGCTTTATTAAACACCCAACAACCTCATAGTGTTAAAAACGGAAACAAAGAAAGATTGTTATTTAAGATTTCAATATTTAATGAAAGTTTTGAGTCAGTTGCAAACAAAATAATAAAAAAAGGTTATAGTGTTTGATATAGATAAAGATATACCTGGTTGGATGAGTATAAAAGAATTATTTATATTATCTTCACTAGCTAACATGTGTCCGGAAAATGAATCTATTTTAGAAATAGGATGTTTTTTAGGAAGATCGACAACAGCATTATATAAAGGAAAACGTCCATCTGTTCAATTAGATGTAGTGGATCATTTTCAAAGAGCAGAACTACATGAACAATATTTTAAAAAAACAAACAAGTATCCTTGGCGACCTACTGTTGGTGACTTAGAAATATATAACGATGCTATAAAAATTGCCAATACACACGGATGGCAAGAAGCATTCAAATTTTGTATAGGAGAAGAAATTTATAATAATTTAAATGTACATCCTACAACAAGTAGAGAATTTAGAAGAAATAAATTATATAATTTAGTGTTTATAGATGGTTCACATTTGTATGAAGATATTTTTCACGACATCAAAAAATATTCAGGTTCTCATACTTTATTAATAGGCGATGATTTTGACTTTAATTATCCAGACATAAGCAAAGCAATAAATGTATTAAGAAATGGCAGAACACTTTGGGTATTTGAAAACACAAAATTATGGGCATTAATACCCAAACTAGGACATTGGAAAGACAAATTTAATAGTAAAATGTTTTTATTTTAATATAAAATATATGAACAAACTTAAAATATTACAAATAGATAGTAAAAATTGGAAAGAATATGAAAATGTTTTAAAGGACATTTATAAACAATCAAAACAAGACTATAGTAAAGCTTCTGAAAATATGGTTTGGGAAGATTGGGAAAATAATTCAAAATCTTTAATGAACACTTTAGTTAAACAAAAAAGATATGACCATCCTAAAGGTATTTTCAATATAGCGATTAAAGACAATACTATAATATATTGTAGTGGTTGTTATGAAAGCGATTGGTCAAAAGATGTTTTAATTATAGGAGTAAGAACTTGGACACATCCTGAATATAGAAAAGAATGGTGGAAAGGAAATCCAATAATACCTATACAATTAGAGTTCGCTAAAAAGAATAATTACAAAGCTGTTATATTTACTTTTAATGAATACAATCTATGGCTAGCAAAAATAATGGATAGAACAACTAAAAATAAAGCAATTGTTTTAGGTCGCAAAAATTCTAACATATATAAAGATTTTTATTTACTTGATAAATATTATTTGATAAAAAATACAAAGCAAAAAATATCTGTTAATTTACTAAATTGTACTATGAAAGAATTTCAACAAAATTATTTACCAAAAGAATATAAATGATTGATTACAAAAAATATTTTAAAATAATAGAAGAACTTAAAACTATACCTCATTTAGATTTATTAAAACAATATGATATTTCCAAAGTTAAAAATGAAGCAAATCAAATAAAAGAATTTATAAAATATAAATCTAAAGACAATCTTTCTAAAGATCCTTACGTCAAAACTTGGTCTGGCGTATCCTTATATGGATTAAATGGTGATCAATACCAACCTTATATGGCCAATTGGCCAAAGGAATTTAATCCATACACAGAAGCTGGTATAAAAAATATGTCAATTACACCTATAGGTAAAATTTGTCCGTATATAATGTCTGTAATGCAAGACTTAGGTATTGAAAAAATGTTAAGTAGGATTATGAGAATTTCTCCCAATTCTAGTTTAGAGTTTCATTCACATAGTTTAAAACATGGCCAACCAGATAATATATTAACAGTACAAATACCAATCTATGTTCCTGAAAAATTTAAATATGTAGTAAAAAGCATAAATGACAACAAGACATATGAAGAAACATATAAAGAAGGAAGAGCTTATATATTTAATAGTTATCATTATCATAAGGTAGTTAATGAATCTAATAAACGCAGATTGTCAATTGTGGCTTATATGGATTTAACAGAAAACAAATGTTTAGATATAGTAGAAAATGCTATATTGAATTATAAAGGACCAAAAATATTATGAAACTACCAAAAAAATATTATAAAATAATAGAAGAAATTAAAACTATACCTCATTTAGATTTGTTAAAACAATATGATGTTTCTAAACTTAAAAATGAAGCAAATCAAATAAAAGAATTTAAATATTATGTTTCTAAAGATATTGAGGTTAAAGCTTGGTCTGGATTATCTTTAGTTGGAACAAATGGTGATCCATACAAAGATTTATCATACGATAATCCAACCCCAGAAATTAAGTGGGATAATATGTCAATTACACCTATAGGTAAAATTTGTCCGTATATAATGTCTGTAATACAAGATTTAGGTACTGAAAAAATGTTAAATAGGATTATGAGAATTTCTCCCAATTCTAGTTTAGGATGGCATTCGCATAGTTTAAAACATGGTCAACCAGAAAATATATTAACAGTACAAATACCAATCTATGTTCCTGAAAAATTTAAATATGTAGTAAAAAGTATAAAAGATAATACCCTATACGAAGAAACATATAAAGAAGGAAAAGCTTATATATTTAATAGTTATCATTATCATAGTGTTTTTAATGAATCTAATGAATATAGATTAACAATAATGGCTTATATGGATTTAACAGAAAACAAATGTTTAGATATAGTAGAAAATGCTATATTGAATTATAAAGGACCAAAAATATTATGAAACTACCAGTATGGGCTAATATAAATTTTGATTTTGATCAACAAAAAATAAAAGAAGAATTGCTAAATAATAATATTTTTGATAAAGGCGTGGTTGCAACGACTGATTATAATAATGAAGGTCGTAGTCGTTGGGATCCAAATGGAGATATTTTTCCAGAAGAAATTTTTAAAAAGAATAAACTTATACATCACTATAAACAAAAAAACGGTGAAAGAGAATTAGTTAAAGGTCAATATAATACCTTTCAAATGTTAAATTTAACTTATTTACCAGAAAAAGAAATAACAAAACAACAATCGTGGGAAGGAAGTTTAGAAAAAAAAGATAAACGACCTTTATGGATTAAATATAGACAACCTTGGTCTTGGAGAGAGGATTTAAATATACCTTATACAAAAAAAATTATTGAATCTTTACCTATAGAATATGTTTTAACTGTTCGTTGTATATTGCAAGAACCACCTAGTATAGGCGTTGTACATAAAGATAATGGCCCTATTACAAATAAAGATTTCTTTGATAGTGGTTTTTGTTCTTTAACGTTAAACATAGCAGATGGTGGAGCAAATTTATGGGCTCAAAGTTATAAAACAGAAAAAAAGTTTAAAATAGATGAAAGCAAATATAAAGCTTGGCACTTTGATGATGCTTGTTTACATTGCACGTCTGAAGTAAAAAGTCGTAGAATACAATTGAGAATATTTGCTAAATTAAATAAACCCTACACTGAAATATTGGATTTAAAAAATGCTGAATATTGAAAACTATAAAAAATTATTGTTTTGTCCTTTAGATTTTCCAATCCCTCCTGAAGTGGATTATAATAAATTTAATGAATGGCACTTAGAACAATTAGAATATAATAAAAAACATAATAAGACAGCCTTAGTAGCTAATGGAAAAGATGACTATCCTTGGGAAGTAAGTTGGGCATTATGGTGGAACACTTATGATAAACCAAATCCTTGGATATGTGATTTTGATAAAAAATTTCCTGAATTGATAGAATATATAAAAGAGTATCCTTTTGTACAAGCAAAAAGTATTAGTTTTTTAAATCAAAAAGAAAGTAGAGATGTTTATTTACATACTGATCCTGATAATAGGTGGGGTATGAGGTTTTATTTAAAAAATGGTTTGGGTGAAAAACTATATTTTGTTAAAAGTTTAAAACCAAGAGAAGAACGTTTAAAAACAATGAAAGATGGTAAGTACAATGATCTATGGGAAAATAGTCAAAAAGAAAAATTATATGCCAAATTTCCTAATCAAAGATGTGCTTGGATGTTAAACAGTATGGATGCTTTTCATGGAGTTGAAAAAAATCCTAGTCCAGTAGGTAATAGAATTAGTTGTGTACTAATAGGTGATTATGATTATAAAAAATTATTTGAGTTATTTGATCGCAGTATTAAAAAATACAAAGACTATGCTATTTGGTATTAATTTTTTTATCAGTTCTAATTAAATCTATAATAAAAGCAGTTATATCAAATTCCCACCACTTTTTTTTAAACGTATAACTTCTTGTATTATAGTGATGATTATTATGCCATCCTTCTCCCCAAGTCATAAAAGCAACTAAAGGATTATTAACAGAATCGTCTTTAATAATAAAATTTTTATATCCACCTGGAAACCATTTTGAATGATTTATATAATTGCTTAGTACACTAGACCATACTTGACATACTATGGGCATAGCAAATAAAAAAACAAATCCAGCTGATCCAAATAATAAGGTTAACAATAATGCCCAAACAATTAGTATTAAAAAATAATAACTATGTAAAAAGAAATGATATCTATTAACTATTAAATCTCTTACTGTAAATTTATTACCATTCGTTATATAATTAGGAAACAACACTTTCCAACCTTGATATTTGGGACTGTGTGGATCGTGTTCATCATCACTATGTTTATGATGTTGTCTGTGTATTGCAACCCAACCTATACTAGAACCAGTACCACCTACACAACCAAAAAATGTGAATACGTATTCTAACCATTTAGGCATTTTAAAACTTTTATGGCTTAAATATCTATGAAATGTAAGAGTAATACCTAAACAACCAGTTATAAAATAACAAAATAGGCCAATTAACCACCACTGCAAACCATAGTTACCAAATATAAAAGCTAACAATAATGTAATTGTTAATAATATTTGAATAAATGTAAAATATCTTGTATTTGCAATAAACAGTTTTTTCATGTTTTTATATAAAGTTGACATAATAGTATAAATAGTGTATACTTATTTATACATGATTACTAGGCGACTAAATTATAACGATCTTGATAAAATTGATGAATTGATAGATTTACGATGGAAACAAGTACATAAAAAAAGAAGTTCAACTCACAATATTACATTAAAAAAAAGAATTAGAGAATATATATTATTGTCTAATAATATTGATAATAATAAAAACATTGAAGGCCTAGGACAAGTATTTGGATGTTTTGATGATGAAGGTTTTTTGATATCCTTTTTAACTCAAAAATTTTGGGAAAAAATGCCTATTCACTATCTAGGCAACATGACAGTTAGGCCAAAAGTTTCTAATTTATATAATATTGAATCTATAGGATTAGGTAAATGCTGGGACGATGCTGTTAAATTTGCAGAATCAAATAAATTTTATCAATGGTATTGGATTACTGAAATAAGAGGATGGAATAAAAGAGAAGAAGAATGGTTTAAAAATAGTTCAGCATTTAAAAAATACCATATTTTTATAGATAGTATGTATCATAAAGATGAAGTAGGAAAGTTTAAGTATCAAAATATGATGTTAGGAGAAGAAGGAATAGCAAATACTACAGTTGCAATTAAATATGCTATATTAAAACCTAAATTTTTACACAATATGTTTCAACAAAAAGGCTATTTAAAAGATGATTTTATTCCTATTCAATATAGTAACATAGATGAAGAACAAATAATCTACAAAGAAACAAATGATTTTAATGAAATTGTTAAAGTTACTAAAGATGAAAGTAATATGTTAGTTGAAAAAGAATATTATCAAAAAAACTTTCCAGATATTGCAGAAGGAGAACACAAACATTTTGGCGCTTACAAAAACGAAAAATTGATAGGAACCAGTTCAATGATTAAATATTATGATAATGAAGATAATAAAAATAAAATATATCATTTATGGTCTTGGACACAACCTAATTATAGACGCAAAAAAATTTGGTTAAATTTAATGAAAATCAAAGCAAACTATGCTAAACAAAATAACTGGTGTGAAGATACCACTCTAAATATTGTTGCTGTTTCAAAAGAAGATAACCGATATAAAAATATAGGTTGGTCTAAAGCCTATGAAATTGACAAAACATATAAAGAAAAATCATTAAAAAAAACCATATGGTATAGTTTATGGAAAAATTATAAAAATATATGAGCAATTGATAATGTTTGAATATACAGAAAATAATCATTTTAAATTTGGTTACGATAATCAATGGTTTATTGATAGGCCAAACGTAAATAATAAATGGTCGGTTCAATATGGTCAGTGTAAAAGGCCTGTTCAAAATTGGAGAGAGGAATGTAAACTAGCCGCAAGCAAAATATACGATCAAAGAAAAGGGTTACCTATAGATATTTTGTTTTCAGGAGGAAAAGATAGTGAAATAACATTAAGGTCTTTTTTAGAAATTAAAGTGCCAGTTAATGTTCATTTTGTTGATTATGATTTTTATAATATGTACGATAAAAGATGGGCAACAAAAATCTGTGAGTTTTTTAATATAAAACTCAATATACACAATTTAGACATAAGAAAATTTTGGCGATCTGATGAATGTATGCAGATAGCTAATTCAAGTAAATCAGTTAGTCCTCAATTAATTTCTCAACAATGGTTGATGGGTCAAGTAGACGGTATTCCTGTATTAGGTTCAGGTGAATGTTATACTGCCAGAAGTGATATAGCTATTCAAAAAAAAATTGAAAAAGGACATAGAAATTTGACTAATGTTAATTGGGTATTAGTAGAAAGAGAAAAAATTGCTACTTGGTATCGGTATTTAATATCAAATAATAGACCAGGAATTCCTGGTTTCTTTCAATATACACCTGAACTAATGTTGTCTTTTTTAGAAGATCCTATATGTCAAGATTTGCATAGTAATATAACAAAAGGAAAATTAAGTAATTCTAGTTCAAAGTCTAGTATATGTTTAAAACATTGGCCTGAAGTTAAAAAAAGATATAAAAAAACAGGATTTGAAAATTTACGTGATGAGGATTATGTATTAAGAACAATATTAATGAAAAAATATGAAAATTATCATTATGAATATTGGAGTGAAGTAAATGAATTAATAGAGTATCTTAAAGGAAATACAAACAAGATGCCAGACAATATGGCTCCTAATATAACAGATCCCTGCGATTCTATTACAACCTACTATAATAATATAAAAGATGAACAATTTTAAATTCTTAAAATATAATTTTTCAATTTTAAAGAAAGAAGCGGAAGATGATTTATTATTAAAATATTCTCATCAAGCACATTTTGGATATAACGTCTTTGCAGAAAATATAGAACATTATATTAATGAAGAATTGCTAAATTTATTATTGGATAATAATTTAAAACCAAAATTAATTGTTTTATTTAAAGGAATCTCTCCAAGTAGAAATACAGAAAAAGCATTATTACATTCTGACGTTTATTACGATTTTAAAGATAAAAAATATAAATTTCATTATTGCGGATTAAATCAAGAATTGTATAATACTAAAGCTATCTTTCACTGGTGGGAACCAATAAACGCAAAACCAGTTTATCCTTCTATAGCTAATATCGTAAATTACGATTTAAAATATTTGGATGGTGTACATTACGAATCAAGATCAAAATATTTTAAGAATCCAGAGGAAAAATTTAAATTGTTAGAATCTACCAACTATGATAATAAAAAAATAATTTTGGCAAGAACAGATATACCTCACAGCGTAATATATGACACCAATTTAGAGAATCATCCTAGAGTTTCTGTTAGTCTTAGATTTGATACATCATTATTTAATAGTTGGAATGATGTTATAAATAGATTTGAAAGATTATTATGACAAGTGAAGAATTTAAAAATCAAGTTAAATATAAATCAATAACTTCTGAAACAAATGCTATTGATATCAAAAACGATCCTTCGGAAGTTCATTCTTTATTTGATAATGAAACAAATAGATTATTAGCTGTAAGTAGATGGACATATACTATATCCGCATTAAACGAAGCTAACGAAAACACCTATTCAAGACATTGCCTTAATAAAATATATGATCTGAAAAGTTCCAATTTTGAAGTAATATCTACAAAATGTTTTTTGGTTCGTTTCTATAATGATAAATGGGAAAAAGATGAAGATAATTTTACTTTTGATGAATTATATAATTTTCACTTAAACATAGAAAAGGCAGCAGTTTTAGATTATTTAAATTTTAGAATAAATTTACATAGACGTTCTATGCTTAATGGATTACTTTTACAAGAACCAATTTATAATTTTAAACAACAAGAAGCTGAAGAAATACAAAAAAATTCTGAAATTGTTGATGAAACTAATTTTCCTTTTTTAAGAGAATACGCCGAATCAAAAAATATAGATTTAAAAACTGCAGCAAAAGAAGTTTTAATACAAATAAAAATATATAAAACAAGATTAAATAATACAGAAACTATGCGTTTAAAATATAAAAATTTAATAAAAGAATGTAATGATATTACAAAAATGGATTCTATATTTAATCAATTTTTACGTGAAAGCTCAATGTATGCCAGAATATAATCTTATATGGTATAGTGCTGTTGATATATTTCATAGCACAAGAGGTACGCATACACCAATATTTCAAAACAAACCTGGTTTTAATTTTATACGTCATGTTATTAAATTTTTTGGTTCTCAAATTTCAATGATGGATAGAACTGAAACAATAAAAGTTCCTATAAATTGTAAAATTTTGCCTTTTTTAAAATTACCAGAATTTAAAAAAGTAAACACAAATTTTGAAGAACTATGTGAAAAAAGAGCAAGATTGTTACTAGACAAAGCTATATCAACAAATAGAAAACTAACAATAATGTATAGTGGAGGTATTGATAGTACATTAATTATGGTTAGTTTATTAAAAGTTGCAACAGACAAAGAACTAAAAGAGCATGTTATTGTTTTATTAACACATGCCAGTATTTTTGAAAATAAGAATTTGTTTAAAAACTATATATTAAAAAAATGTAATATAGAAAGCACTTTTGATTTTACTCACTTTTTAGGAAATAACAAATATATAGTTGTAACAGGCGAAACAGGAGATCAATTATTTGGTTCTATGGCCACTAGAAACTTTTTTATTAAATATGGTAAAGAATTTGTTTTTGGTGAAGCTTCATATGATAAAATAGAAAGAATATTTTTAGATACACATTTAACAGATGAAAATTTAGGCAAAAAAGAAGCTAGTAAAGTAATAATGCCTTTATTTAAAGTTGTTGAAAAAGCACCTTTAAAGATAACAAGTGTTTATCATTTTTTTTGGTGGTTGAATTTTACATTAAAATGGCAATCAGTATATACAAGAACATTAGCATACACAAAACAAAAGTATGAAAAAACTTTAAAAATGGAAGATAACTATTTTGCTTTTTTTAGTGATGAAGAAATGCAACTATGGGTTATGAATAATCCCGATAAATTAATTAGAGATGATTATAAATCTTACAAATATATTGCAAAAGACATAATATACAAATTTGATAAAAATGAAGATTATTGGAAAAATAAAGTTAAATGGGGAAGTTTAGCTGGTGTTTTTATGACACGTGTTCCAGCAAGATACATAGATGATAAAATCAATTTTGGCAGAAATGACATACCTGAAAGTATCTGGAACGATAACAATTCCTTTGTATAAATAAAAATATGGTAAGTTATAATTTTTATAATATAAAAGAAAATGTGGTTTATGAATCTAAACCTTACGACTTGTATCAATATAAAGTTTTCATAGGCAATCACACAATTCAAACAAATACAAAAAGTAGCTATTGGTACTTAAAAGAAAATATAGTTATATCTAAAACTGGCGACAATCAAATAATTGAAAGTGATAAAATGTGTGTTGAGTTATTTGGTTACACACCAGAAACTAGAACTAGTACATACGATAGACTATCAGATTTACCTTATATCAATGGTTGTAGCACAAAACAATTAATTAATCCTAACAGACTTGGTGATCCTACTTGGCAATTATTATATATTCCACCATATTCAGCAGAACAAGCACATCACGTTCACTCTACAGCAAGAGTTGTGTATGTACATCAAGGTAAAGGAAAAAGTCATATTGGTCAAGATGATAAAATTAAGACTTACGATTTAATACCGGGAACAGTTGTTATATTAGATAAAATGGTACCTCATCATTTTTCAACTGATGAAGAAGGTCTTATAGTTTTACCTATTCATATTTTTTCAAGCACATCATTAGAAAATAACCATCCAATGTTTTCAGGAACTCACAAAGTCTAAACAAACTTATTGTAGTCAATCCATTCGTGAGGTTTATTTACTGCACTAGTAAAATGCACTAACTTTATATCTTTATGAAATTCTCCACCCAAATATATATAATCATTATTTGTTAAATCTTTATATTTCTTTGTAATACTAAATTGCCAACGGGGTAGATACACTCCATCAATACTATCGTTAGAACACCATCGAGTAATCCAGCTATCCGGCACGGTAATTAATTCTAATCTTTCTTTAACACTATCCTCAACAAAACATTGTTCACCATTTACTGGACCTGTTGTTGTGCCATTTTTTATATAATAAGATTGCCAGTAATCAATATCTTTCATAAACTTATCATAGATATATTTACAATCTTTAGGATAGTATTTAAAAAAACCACCATTAATTTTATAATTTTTTTCGTTTCTCCACCACCCAGGTATAGTTATAAACTGGCCGGGTTTAATAGTATAATCAAATAGTTGTTTATAATCATTTACTAATAAAATATCAATATCAATAAAACAAATAGGTTCATTTATGTCCAATGACATACCGTACATTTTATTCCACTGAAGTTGTACTCTAGGGTCTATAGGTTCTCTAATAAATTGTAAATCATAAGAAGGAAGTTTTTGTTTAAGATATTCTTCATATTCGGGGCCGTATTTTTCGCCTATTCTAATAGCAAATATTTTCATAATTTACATCCAACTTATATAAAATATTTATCATTTTCCTATAACCATAAATCGTGTCATACCATTATGTAAAACTTTTGAACCTGAAAAATATATTTCTTTTAAATTTGCCTGTTCACTTAATTCTTCAGCACTACTAACACAATTAATATGGTCATCATATTTTGTTTCACTAGTTGACTGTAAAACTAATATTGCATCTAAGGCTGGATTCAATTCTTTAATTTTTTTCATAGGAAACATATGTTCACAAGCAGTATTAATAATCATATCATAATGTTCTTCAATAGGATCTATAAAAACATTTTTTCCATATACTTTATATTTGCCTCCTTTTTTATATCTTCTATTAAACTCACAACTTATTAATCGAGCATCTTCATCTATATCATAATTATGAACCAAATCGACTTTTAAATTATCTATTAATAAAGGTGTAATGTAATGTGCAAACCAGCCACCAATAATTGCAACCTTCTTGTGATATAAATTTAATTTTTGTAATTCAGTTGTTAACCATAACTTAGATTGCATTTGAGATGATGTTGATGAATCTAATAATCTTTTAAATGCCCAAGGTCTTTCAAATTTTGTATCATACCAAGTTTTACTCCAGTCATTTGCCATTTCAGAAGTGTACTTTATATAATCTACCATAACTCCTTTATTTCGTCAACTTGATACATGTGTTCTTCTATTTTATCTGCACTATTATTAAATAAACAAATTTTATGATCTGTTCTTAATTTTTTAATTTCCATGTCGTCTGGAAATATATTTCCTTTATACCAAGAATATATATCTCCTTTTGGATACACATTGAAAAAACTATCTTCTTCTTTCCAAGTGTTATAAAAAAAATGATTATAATAGTTATCTATAGTTCTATATGTAAAAAATATAACCTCTATATTCTTAACCACGTGTTCGTAAATTGGTTTTAACTGACTTCTATTCCAACGAACAACTGATGAATTTAAAATAGGACATTGTATCTTACCATAATTGTTTTTACATTTTCCAATATCATTCCACCAACCTTTTGCAATATAAGGTTTTTCCATATCTAAGTCAAAAAAATATTTTAAATCTTTATGTATTAGTATATCCAAATCTAAGTATAAAAATTTATTTCCTTGTATAGTAGGAAACAAATCTTCATTAAAAATATATAATTTTCTGTAGGCCCAAAATTTAGTTGGTCTATAATGCTTATCCCAAAAATTGGGTAATGCTATATCGTAGTCGTTTATTGGATTGTCTGTAAGGCAATAAAAATTAAAAGGAACAGAACAATTTTTTTCTATTTGTTTTTTTAATTTTTCAACATAGCCATTATATTTTGTTCCCCACTTTACGCATACTATTGTGTTTTCAATCATACATAATATATAAAAGATTTATTTAATATCTTTTAAACTGTCTAGGACTTCTAATATTGATTTGGCGTTTCTAATTAATAACTTTTTATCTGCATCTGTACTATTCTTTATAAGGTCTAATTCAAAAACTTTTACTTTTAGTGAAAACAAAATTTCTAAATGTAATTGGTTTGTAGTATCAAAATTCAGTAAACTATTAGAAAAACCATCTTTTAATTTATTAACTTCCTCTTGAATATCTTTGGCTTCGTCTAAAGCGTCTTGTTCGTATTTTGAAACAACTTTTTTTAGTTGTGAACGGTATTCATTTAAACGTTCAGTTGTTGATGTTAATAAATTTTCAGAACTATATTCTTTTATTAAATCAATAAAATCTGGATGAGAAGGATTATATATTAAATAATAACTAATAGCCTTTTCGCCTTCTTTATATATTACTTCTATAGTATTTCTTTCTTTATTTGTATAATAAGCTTCTATTATTTTTCCACTAAAAATTGCCATAATTTAAACCTCTACTGTAGTAACTTTTCTCGTTATATTATTTTGTGTTTCGTATCCTTTTCTAATTAAAAGAGGAAGTTTTAATTCTTCTTCACGTAAATATGCTTCAAAATCTTCTTTAGTTTTCCATAAGAAAGCATAAGAAAATGTTAATTGATCAGCTGTTTCGTTTTGAGCTTTAGAAATTAATTGACCACTATCAAGATATTTCTTTTGTATTTTATCAAATGTAGCATTATGAGGTATGCCTATATCCGATAACCTAAATATTAAAACCTGTGTTGACGGTCTTGTTAATTCTATTGTTTGTAAAAGTGCCATAATTCTCCTATACTTTATTTATACGAAACACATAAGTGTTAGCTGTTGTTGGTGCTCCATCAGGAAATTCTTGTGCTCTATAATCATCAGCTCCTGCTTGAAAAGTCTGATAATTACCCGTACCTCCTGCTAATATAGTATTTACTATTGATGATCCTCTGCTAGTACCTGTACCATCAATATTATAAGTTATTGAATTTCCTGAAACAGATGCAGCTGCTTCTGAACGAATATAATTTGATAATAATGCTGCAATTTCTACTTGTGAAAATTGTTTTATATTGTTACTACCATCAGCATATAAAGGCACTTGACTTAAAGTAACAGGACTACCATCAATTTTATGTAAATAATAATTTGTAATTGTGGTTGGTTGATCTAATGCTTCTGGAATTGTAGCAGCTGTATATAAAGAAGTATCAGCTCTTGTATCTGTAAATATGGGTGTTGAAGATACTACTGTTGCTCCTGCCTCACTTAAAGTAGTCGAAACAAAATATGTTCCGCCTTGTGATGCAGTTAATGATCCACTTGTTAATGTTGTAATAGCCGGTGTAATAAACGTATCAATAAAATCAGTAGATGACATATGCTGTAAATTACCACCTGTAGTATAATATAAAGGAAAAGTTTTACCGGTATCAGAAGTAGGAGTTACAGATGTAATTGTTTTTAAAATTCTTTGATAACTAACCGTTACAGTATTAGGTTCTGCCGTTGTAGCTTCAGTAGGAAATGCCGATACACTCGTTGAAACAGCACCAGCTTGTAATCTTGTATCGTTTATTGAAGTTAAATTTCCTCCAGAACCTACAACTGTTAATGACACTGAAGGATTTAAAGAATATTCGTAAAGTGCAAGGCTAGAAAGGTCGGCAATCATACCGGCATCCATCTGTCTTAAATTACCTGATACATAATATAATGGTGTTCTCACTGCCATAATGAATTACGCTCCTGCGCCGTATAAAGTTTTTAAAACTCCTCCAGTTGAGTTTAATATTGATAATGTAACCACACTTTTTAATTTTGCTGCCGCAACAGCGCCGTCAGCTATTTTAGCTTCTATTATTGCACTGTCTAATAATTTTCCACCTGTTATACTGCCAGTTAACATTGTGTTTGAAACTGTTTCTGTATCAGCAGATGTAATTAATGTTCCCGTAATATTAGGTATTGTAATTGTTCTGTCTGCTGTAGGATTAACAACCGTAACTGTTGTTTCAAAAGCATCAGTTGATGAACCTTCAAAAAGTATTGAAGAATTAAATACAGGAGTAGCATTAAAATCTAAAATTTTATCAGCTCTCAATGATTCAATTGTAGGAAAACCTGCCGTTTCATAAAAAGAACCACTACCAGCAGATGTAGAAAATGCATTTGCTCTTAATATATCATTTATTACTAAACGTGTTGAATCTACAGAACGAATTATATTGCCACTAATTTCTACTGTGCCTAGAGTGTGAGTTGTGCCTGATGCCGTAATATTTCCACCTGCTGTAAAATTACCAGAAATAGTAACATTAGGCGTTAAACTAACAGTTAGTGTGTCAGGATTACTTACAACAGCGTTTATTTGATTTGAAGCGCCTCGAACTTTTAATCTTTCTCCTGGTAATATTTGTTGAAAAGACGAAGTTACATCTTCAACACCAAATCCAGCTGCCGAGAAAATAGAAGCAGATAATTCTACAACAGCTCCTATAACACTAGTAGCTGATAAACCAGCCGGCCCCAATAAAGCAGGATCTCCAAAATCATTTTGAGTTAAGTTATTAATCTTAACTCTTGCCTGTTCTAGTGTATCAGTGGTATTGATTACTGTAAATGCCATTGTTTATTTTTTAATTACCTCTTTTAATAATTCTTTTATTTCAAATAATTCTTGTTTTAAAATATTTATCTCTTTTATAGTAGTTCTTATTTGGTCACCTTGTTGTTCACGTGATTTGATTCTATTCATATACACCTGATATTCACTTTTGTTTGTATTTACAATAGCGTTTGATCTTATATCTCTTACAAGTGAACTATGTCCTTCAACTTTAATTTTCATATTATGCTGCTAAAGCTATTCCTCTTAAATCTCTAATAATAGGAGGATAAGAAGAAATACTACCTTTCATAACTATTTTAATTTGAAATGCCGTAAATGTGTTTATACCTGAAACTGAATATTTGTATTCTTTAAATACGTTATCATTTTCTGCAGGTGTAACACTTATATCTTCTGAACCATCTGTATTAAAAGGTGTCCAAGATAAATCGTTTATGTTTCTTACTTCTTCAGCACCTGTAACTCTAAAGAAAACTAAAACTTCTGAACTTGATCTTACGTTCTGAGTCAATCTAACATCCAAAGCAGTAGATTTATTTTCTAAAGTAATTGGTCTTGTTACGTAAACAGCGGCTGATGATGTTCCTGTAGGACTTGTATCAGCTACAAAATTTGGCGTATTGCCTGATGTAGGATTATTTAATCTATTTTGTACAGCAACCATACTCATACGTTTAACATCTAATACTGGTGATATTTTTGTACTAGATGTTGTCATTGTTAAATTTACAAATAAAGATTTACCACCTAACATCTCATTTGTTTCATTTATAGAACTTGCAACAAGTTTAGGTGAAGTAAAGTAAATATTATCTCCAGGTATTACGCTTATAGCGTTGGTAGCACTTGTTAAACTAAATTCAGTTTCAGAACCGTGAATTGATTTACCTGAAGTTGGTCTCATATCATATGTGATTGAAGTACCGGGTACTGTAAGTGTAGATATGTTTAAACAAGATAAATCAAATAATCTATTTTGTGTGGCCGTTACAGTTGTGCCGCCAACATCTCCTGTAGCAGTTGCCGTACCAGCTGTTGTAATATCATAACTATCTAAAGTTACGTTTGAAATACTTGTATATGTTCCATTAATATTTGCTGAAGAAATTCCGTTATATGTACCTGCTGCCACGCCAGCTATTGTAACATTATTATTTGAACCGTGCATTCCGTGATTTTTATGAAATACTCTTATTACTCCTGAAGTGTTTGTTGTTCTTAATGAATTATTTGGTAAAGTTTTTACTGGAACACTATCATTTACAAGTGTTACTGTACCTGTTACATTACTAAATTCTGCACGATTAATTTTAAATTTTATATCTTCTTCTTGATCGGCCGTCCAAGTTGAACCGTTTTGTGATTTAAAGAAAACACCGGCATAAGGGTTTTCAGATATTGTTCTGTTTGAACCGATTTGTGTATCTCCCAATCTTGCAACAAAGGCGTTATAACTATTACAATTACTTAATAAACAAAAACTGTATTCAGTTTTTTCTTGTAAATAAACTGGAGAAGGAAAAGTAAATTTAGTTGATGTACTTGCATCATCGCTAATATTAACTGAACTTGGATTTAAAACAACTTCACCAAAAGGCACAATTGTACGAGAAGGATAACCATTTACAACTTCTCTTATTTGCATTGTAACAGGAATATTAGCATCTTTTGATTGAAAATAACACTCAATAGATGTTACAAAAACACCATCAGTGTCATCAATTAAAAATGTTTGTGCAATAGGATCAATCCAAGCTACAACTTCTGTTGTTGTTCTAGTTGATGTTCGTGTAATATTTCTTGTATCATTTACATCTTGTCTAACTAATTGTGGTTCTCTTGTTGACACAATTGTATTTTGCACCGTTTCTAAAGAACCTTTAGCTATATAATCTGCTTCAGCAGAAGTTTCAACGTCTGTTGTTGAATTTGTAACTGAACTTGTTAATCTGAATACTCTTTGACCGGTTCTCCATCTAGGATTAGAGTCGTTAGTTGCATCAGGTATAGCAAAAGTTCCTGATACAGCACCATTGGCGTCTGTAACCAAATTACCACTTAATGAACCACCTGTTGGTGTAACATATGCTGTGATAGCTACATTATCAAAATAAGGATAAACTCTTGTATTTGGTTTCATTCTTGTAGCAGTAAAATTAATTGTTCTACTTCTAATAAATGGTATGAAAGCTATATTTAATACTCTATCACCTAAAGATGTTCTAACAACCTGAGGAACTAAAGATGATCTAATACCTGTTCTAGTTGAAGAAACTGCTTGAGTAGTTGTTGTTGTAACGTCACCGAAATCTACTGTCCATCCACCTGACCTTCCTCTTCTAACATTTGATACACTTGAAGTTTCTACTGGCGTACCTTGCCAAAAATCTTGCCATTCATTCCATACTGTATCTATTTCTATACTATCTAAATTAGGATTACCTAAATTAGCGGCCATTGTATCAAAGGCACCTTGTTCATTAATTAATAAATCAGGAACTCTATTTGTTTCTTTCCATTCATCGCCTGGAGGATCAAGGGTAACTGAACCTGACCAAGTAAATACATTAAAAGGATTTACATTTACGTATTTGCTTGCATATGGTTGATTTATAATTGTAGTTTCAGTGTAAGGTAATGTAATTAAATCTCCTGTTTTTTGATAGTTGGCTGCTGTTCTATCAGCTGCTAATATTGCTGTGCCATCATCATCTGCTTCAATTAATTGTACAGACTCAGAATTAAATAAAGGTCTAACATAACCGCCGGCCATATCCATAGAAACTTTGTAATCTAAATTTCCTACATCTCCTATTCCGTGGCCTGTAAAATTATCTACAATAAATCCGTTTTTAAACCTATCAAAACCTTCAGCGTCTTGTATTTGTAAAGATTGTGCTTGTGTTTCTAGTAGAGATAATTGTGTATAGTACTCTACATTTTCAATTCTTTTTTCTAAACGGCCAATATCTCTCATAGTATATCGTTTATTGTCTTGTTTTTTAATTATAAGATCAGACGTATTCAAAGTATATGCTTTTAAAAATATAGTATATAAATGCATAGCATTTTCAAGTCCTTTTGGAATTTGTGGACTTAAAGAGCCGGCACCTTTAAGAACTCTAAACACTCCATCTTTATCTAAAAATATTTTATCAACTCTAGGTAAATAAAATTCTAAATCTGTAGTTACATCTGAATTAAATTGCACAATATCAACTGTTGAATTTCCTGTACCACTAAATTGTCTATCTTGTGTTGAACTTGTAACTGTAGATGCATCATCTACTCTAGGCCTAAAATCTAAACAATCTCTTAAATCATATTTTACACCTGTTGTATCAGAATTATATGATGGTATATCTTTATAATCTATTACTCCTGAATATGAATCAACATCAAAATAATCTCCTGAACCGTGTGAAAAGAAATCAAAATTAATTAATAATCTTCCAGTTGGTGCAATTTCGCCTGTTTTTAATTTAATTCTACCTATATCATAAAAATTATCTCTTTGACCTGTATCCAATTCAAATCTTGACGTAACATTTGTACTACCAGTTGTTGCGGCTGTACTAAAATCTGCTGACATATAAACAGCATTTATTTTATAAACATCTGATTTTGCTAACCCTATTGTTCCAGATTGTATTATTGTTTGAGAAGAAATAGCAACTGTTTGATTAATATTTAATGTTTTTGTTTTTGAACTTGCAACACCTCTTTGAACTGTTGCTAAAATTTTAACTTTATGTCCTGAATAATTAGCACCAAAATCTAAAGTTAATGTTTTTCCTGTTGGTGAACCACCTCTTACAAATATAGGAAATCCTTCGTGATTATTTCCTGATAAACTTAATACGTTACCCACAGCGCCTGTAACACCTGCACCTAATGTCATAATAGAAACTGAAAAATCTTTTTCTGTTAAAGCAGGAAATGTTTCATTTGTACCAGATGTAATTGTTACATCACCATTTGCTGATAATGTACCTGTAAAATGTCGTCTTACATTAAAGTTTGTATCTGTAACACCACCATTAGTTGTGGTTTTTAATGTTTTAATTCTTGTATTTGGTAATTGAAATATTGCAATGTTTTTATTTGAACCTTGTAATTTACCACGATTTCTAAATGCAACTGTTTTAGTAGAAACATCAGAACCACCAACTGCTGTTAATAATTGTAAACTTGTATTTGAGAAAATAGATTCAACAATTCTTGTAACTGAACTTCCTGCATCAGTAGTAAATGTAATAGAATCTCCAATTTTTAATTCAGTTAAAAATAAAGTACCAAATCCTGTAATCGCTGTACCACTATTTGCAATAGATATAGAACCAAATATAGGATATCTTTCTCCATATGTTGAATCTGTAGCAACGTCTGCCGTGTAAGTAGGAGAACCTGCCATACCGACTTGTTTAACTTGTGTAAAATCAAAAGATTGTACACCTTTAAATCCGTATCTTTCATTTTGTATAACTGCCGTTGCAGCTGAAGAAGTACCTGTAATTGTTTCTCCTTCTACAAATGTACCTGTTACATTATTTAAAACAGTAACACCGTGTGCGGCCGTAGGCGCTGAACTGTAAGAAGTTACGTTAATTGCCGTATCACCAGCGGTATTAAATAATTGAAAAGTGTTTGTAGTAGGATTTTTAACTGTAAATACTGTGCCTGATGCATATGCAGCAGAACTAATAGCAAAAGAACCACCTGTTAAAGTGATTTGCATTCCTTCTTCAAATGAGTGTGCGTTTAGTGTTACAACTCCAGGATTTGCAACTGAAATACTTGAAACTGCTGCTGATTTTGTACTAGATATAGATTGAACAAAACCAAAAGCTCCTGATGTACCGCCTGTTACTTTTTCTCCATTAGTAAAAGCAGACGCTGTTTTTACGTTTAAATGTGTAAACATTTCTACATCAAATAAAAAATGTTTATAAACTGCACTTGTTAAGGCTGAACTAGAAAATGTGTTTGCACTGGCCGTTCCGTTATTTAATTCAAA